CCATTCTCATCCTTTTGATGATGTTCATAAACTGCACGATATGCTGCAAGTAAATCAACACTATTATTCAAATTTTTATTATTATCATTTTCAGATTCTGGTTTTTTATTTCTTAATACTCTATCTGCGTTTTCTTTGTATTTTTTAATTTTTTCCGCCTTATCAAGTTGAGGTGTTGATCCAAAAATATTTCTACCTTCCTCATTAAGAGTTTCCTCCTTTTGATCCTGATACATTGATTGATATGCATCCATTAATCTATTAGGAGAAGGAGCAGATCCATACTGTGTCTTACCTAGATCTGCTTGTGTCTTCTTTCCAGATGGTGTCATACCACTGGATATCATATCTTTAGAAACTCTATGATCCATCTTTATTTCAGAATTTAGAACTATTTAGTCATGCAACCAGTTCAATAAACTCACTGAGAATCTTTTTATTCATCTTCTTGTTCTTAAGACTCTTGACAAATGCACGTTTGATATCTGTTTTAGTAGCATCTTCCTTCACTTCAAACTCATCATCGTTTGCAATCGCAGCTGATGAAAGACCAAAGTAAGTATCATAAGCAGAGTCTTTGATTGAAACAGACTTGTTCTTTTTCCAACTTTTCATTGTGAGTTCAACCTTCTCAGAATCATAACCAACATAACGACGAACAAAAGATCCAGCGTCACGATTTGGCATCAAACGAATACCAATGAAATTGACATCACTAAATCTATCCTTAAGATTTCTAATTAGAACCTCAGTAAATCCACAACAAGATTCTTTCACACGATATGTTTTACCAAGAGCACGATCACGAAGAAATGCATTGCAGTAGATTGCATTCTCACCGATGTATGGCTTGTCCTCCCACTGTCTTTGAATCGAAACATGATAACGAGGTGTGTATGATTCACCATCAGTCAAGATAACACATTGAACTTTCTCAACTTTATTGTCTTTTTTGAACTGAGGAATGATCTGATGCATACAAATCAAAGTTTCATCTAAAGGAGTTCCAGATAATCCCATACCTACAGGAACTTGAAAATTATCATGAACGTCATAATTATGATAATAACCAAACTTTGTGCAAATACGGAAAATATTTTTCATTTGATGTTCAAGAGTTCTAATATTTACTTTTGATGAAAACATATGCATCAAACTAAAGTTTCCATCAATCGCAACAATACCAGCTTTCTTTGTATAACGTTCTGTATATGTCTCTGAATATGGATCAGAGTTTGGAAAACAGTTCGTGAAAGAATAAACATCAAATGGAATCTGAACCTTACGACAAAACCAGATTAGATTATAAAGTTGTTTGATTGTGTCTTTCATGATAGGACTCATAGATCCAGACCAATCAAGAATGAATATTAATCCATGATTCTTTCCATCGGGAAGAACTGTAACTTTCTTGAATATATCCTCATTGTATCTGTAAGTATGAAGTTTTGACATATCAAGCATACCTGTTCTTGCAGTTGCAGCACGAGAATATGCACCAGCTGACTTTCTCATTTCAAACTCTTTAACAAGATAATTAACCTCTTTTCTTGCAGACTTTTTGAACTCATTAAACTCACGATCAGCATGAAAGAAATCCTCAATTGAATTATCACTCCACTGTGCATTGATTGAACCGTGAATCCATTCGTTAGAAACAATCACTCTTTTAAGATCAAGATCATTTGGTCTTTCAACATAGATGCTTTCACAAGCAGCTTGATTCACTAATTCTTTAAGAGACTTTTCAAGATTCTCAGCAGTTTCAACCACTGGTTCTCTAATCTCATTGACTTCCATACCGCCTCTGGAATAAGTTTGATCTTCATAGTCAAGACCATCATCATCCTTATCAGTATCTTTTTCTTTTAGATCGCCTTCATCATCAGGTGTTGCAGTTTGATACTGTTGTTCATTATCAGCATCGTCACCATCTTCTAATTGTTCTTTGAGTAACATCTCATCTTCAAGTTTCTTCTGTTCTTTCTTATCTTCAAGTTCTTGCTTGCAGTATTCATAAACTTTCTTTGATACTTCAAGAACCTCTTTAAATGTCTCTGTATTACCAGTCAAAGCAACAAGTTCTCTTTCATAGTCATTGAAATCAATATCAATAAAATTACCAATCTTGTAATGTAGATTTAAACGATCAGCAAAACCCATATCATCTACATCAAGATCAGCTAACTGAAAGAAATCCATTCCATGTAACTCATTGTATGCATTGAAGAATGTCTTTGGAAGACCAGCATATCTACGTTTGATAAGTTTCTCAATACGAGCATCTTCAACAACATTCACAAATGATGGTGGTATCTTATATTCTTCGATCCAATCTATACAAGGAGTGTATAGTGCATGACCAACCTCATGTGCAACTAACATATCATATACAGTTCCAGAAGCTCTCTCCCATAATGGAAGAGTCAAAACTCTAGTCTCAACATTGAAACTTGCAGTCTCGACTTGTTTGTTTTCTACAATCAAGTCTTCTGTAGCGAGTAACTTAGCAAGTGTTCCTTTAACTTCTTGATTAACTGTCATGTGTTTCCTTGTATATGTACTTATTATAATTCCTCAACACAAGATGGAAACAATCATTGTGCCACTTTTTTAATCGTCTATACCTGTTGCGTAATCTAATGCTCTCTTTGCAGTTCGCATCAAACGAACTCTACGCATATCATGAGTGTTAGGTAGTGTCAAAGAAAATCCTAATAGTTCTCCTTCGGGATCATCTGGAAATCCCACTGGTTGAATAAAGAATATGCCTGCGTGTGCTACGCATTTCCAACCAATATCAACAAAACCTAAATCTCTTAACGCACATTCTAACTTAAGTGAGTGACAAGCCTCCTCTAGTATCATGCGGATTACCGAACTTTATTATTATTTATGACATACGACTAAATCCTTTGATCTTCTCAAACTGTATCAGATCTTCAAACTTATCATGTAAGGACTGTTTATGTGATATTACAAATACATTAGCATCTTTAATTACATACTTTACAATCTTAAGAAACTCTTCTGTTCCAAATCCATCAAGCGAACTATCAAACACTTCATCCATAATCAATAGATTTGTATTTACAGAGTTTTTAAAACGAGCAACCTCACGCCATGTGAAGAGTAATGCCAAGTCAATACGCATCTTTTCACCTTCACTAAAGGATGAATATGAAAAGTCCTCATGAATCGGAGATTGAATCGTTTCATTAAACTCTTCATCAAGTTTAAAGTTGATGTAGAAGTCCATCATCCGAAGATACTTATTCACTTGTTGATTGATAAGTGGTAGATACTTCTTAATGATTTTAGATTTGACTCCACCATCTTTAAGTAAAGAGTAAGCAAAGTCATGATGTAGTATATCTTGTTTCTTCTCACCTAAAAATTCATAGGTCTCTTTTAATTTTTGATCAAACTCAGTTAATTTCTCATGTTCAGAATTTCTGTTTTTAAGTTGATTGGTAATTGTTTGAACTTCTTCTTCAAGTTCTCTGATCTGATTTTGGAATCCAGAGATCTTGATATTATTTTGAGAAATTTCATTCGTGAGTTTAGCAGTTTCCTTTGTGATTTTGACAAATTGACGTTCTCTTTCCTCTTCTTTAGCAATCGTTTTTTCTAGTTCTTCAAAACCAGATTTAAGTTCCTTTGCTTTTTCCTGAGCTTCGTCCAGTTTATTTAGCCTAAATCTCTCATCAATATCCTGAGTACAAGTAGGACAAACCGTATTCTTTGTAAAGAACTTATGTTCTTTCTGAACAGTTGATGCCTTGTTTGATATCTTTCCTTTCAGATTACCTAACTCTTTTAGTTTTTTATCAGCACCCAAAAATTTTTCTTGATCTTTTATCAATCCTTCAACAGTTAATGATATGTTTAAATTTGCACTTGTACATCCTTCAGATTCAAACGATAATAAATCTATCTTTTTTTTCTTAGAATCAATTCGATCTTTACCTCTCTTTTCAACTTCCTCCATAAAGTTCTGTTGCATCTCTAACTTTTCCTTTAGAGATGTTTTCTTCAACTCTAATGTTCTAACTTTATCTTTTTTCTCTCGAATCTTATCTCGAATAATATTATTCATTGCCGAAAATATCTTGATATCTAAAAGATCTTCAATGACTTCTCTTCGATTTGATCCTGACAATTGCATGAATGGAACAAATGTACTACTTCCCAATATGACGATTTGTGTGAATGACTTATAATTCATCTTCACAACATTTTGTTCTAACCATTTTTGTTGATCATTGGCAGCAGAGGATTGATTCATCATCTGTCCATTGCGATGAATCTCAAACACATTTGGTTTGATACCTCTACGAATAAACCAATCAACTGATCCAATTGTAAAATCTAATTCAACCACACAATCTTTTTCATTTGTGGCATTTACAAGTTGAGATTTATTAATTTTACGAAAAGGTTTATTAAACAAAACAAACGTAAGTGCATCTAACATGGTAGATTTACCAGCACCATTTGTTCCGATAATTACTGTATTGGATTTTTTATTAAGGTCTATCTCTGTCCATTGATTTCCAGTGGAAAGCAAGTTACGCCATTTTATCTTTTTGAAACAAATCATTCTTTGGGGGAACCACGATATCGTCTGGTCTAATTATATTATACATGTAATCGTGCATTTCGCAAGCTCTTATTGCAACATCATCATCTATTTCTATCACACTCATTTCTGGAGTGTCATCCTCGCAATAAATTAATTCAGCATATCTGTCCGCATCATCTTCTTCTTCAAACATTATAAGCACTCTCTCCCCATCATCATTCTCAATTGAGAATGCACCCTCATCTTCAAAACCTTTAACAGCTAAGATAAACATTACTCAACCTCACAGGCCTCCTTATAAACATCTTGAAGTATATTAGTGATCGTAAATTTATCTAAATCTACCTCAGACTCCTGTATATATCTATTTAGCAAAGAGATTGTATCTTCAGATTCTTCTGCTTCAAACTCCTCTCCTTCTGTAAAATCAAAGTTCTCAACAATCTTAAGTTCTGCTAGATTTGATGAATATAATTTATCAATGTATTTTTCAAATTGTTTTGGATCTGATTTCTTACGAACAATTACCTTGACTATTTTTTGATCATACTTAGTTATATCCAACATCTGATGTGGAGTATCTTCATAATAAAGATTATGAAATAGTTGATATGGATTATTAACTGGAATATGTTCTAAGGTATCTGTATCAAAGAGATGAAATCCACGATTACGATCATTGACATCATTCCAATACATTTCATATGGATTGCCTAAGTAAAATACATTTCCTTGATTCGATCTCATATGATAGTGTCCTGTATAGACTCGATCAAACTTATCAAAAACTTTTGAATCCATACCGTGTTCCATATAATGACCACGAGTTGCCATGAAACCGTTAAGTTCCAGATGACCCATCACACATGGAGAATCACTATTGTCAATTACATCTAAAGTTTGATCTAAATTTTCAGAGTTAATCCAAGGCACAAATAAAAATTTTGTCTTATCTATCGTGACTTCTTCTGCTTCTGAATATATTTTAACATTATCATACTCTCGAAGAAAAAGATCTACACCACTTAAATTATTTGTATTCTTATAATAAGCAGTATGATTACCTATAATAGTATGAGTAACAATACCCAGTTCTTGTAATCTATCAAAATAATTATTCTTTGCCCATTCTAAAGAAACAAAATCAACTCCCTTTCGACTATCAAAAGTATCACCCATATCAACTATGGTTGTAATACCTTCTTTAATTAAAGTTGGAAAAAATATATCTTCGTAAAATTTTAAAAAATAATCATGAAACAATTTGGAATTTTTTCTTGCACCAAAATGTTGATCAGTAATAATAGCAATTTTCATTTAGATTCTTCATCATCATAATTACGAAAATGATGGGCATATTGATCATCAATCATTGCCATATCATCCACAGTTTCTTCTCTTTTTTTCTTTTTCTGATGCATCTTTTGATATTGATGTGCAGCAAGATTGTCTAGGAAATCATTAATCATTTTTCATCCAGTCTAATACTTCAGTTGGCAATTTTCCAACTCTGGGATCTGAGGGTTTTACTGTGTGAGGATCCATCTCACCTTTGGGTAAATAAGTAAGCTCACGCAACGATCTAACTGAGGGATCAGTTGTAACATTAGTGGGCAGTCGTCCGAGAGCGACATTATCATAGTTGAGATTGTGTCTGTCAAATGTAGCAAGTTCATATTCTTCTGTCATAGATAAACAATTTGTAGGGCAGTATTCAACACAGTTGCCACAGAATATACAAGCTCCGAAGTCAATCGAATAATTTCGTAATTCTTTTTTCTTTGTTTCTTTATTCATCACCCAATCTACTACAGGTAGATTAATTGGGCAAACTCTAACGCAAACTTCACAAGCAATACACTTATCAAACTCGTAGTGTATGCGACCACGATATCTTTCAGATGGTATTAGTTTCTCATAAGGATACTGGACAGTAACAGGTCTTCGACCCATATGATCGAGAGTGACAGAAAAACCATCCAACAAATACTTTGCAGCATTTTTAATTTCTTTAAGATAACTGATTACCTGTTTGAACATTTTACTGATAGTTCATTCTTGTTTGCACAGAATCTTTAATTTGATTATAATCAGAGCTAGTGCCTGTCATGTCACCATCAACAGTAAATACCTCTTCATAACCAGATCTTTCAATAATCTTAGTTTTAATTTCTAATTGTTTCTTTTCCTTTTGTATTCTTCTTAGAAAAGCGTAGTGTATAATCTGAGTAAAATATGCAAAAGGGTTTTTAGATTTTTCTGGATTAAAGTTGTTTATATATTGAACACAGTTTTCAATACCATCACACACCATATCATCTTTAAACATATAATTTACAAAATTAGGTTTAAAAGATAAATGAGTTGCAATCTTGAGAAAACATTCTCCAAGATAATTTGTAATACGAGGTTTTGTTTCACCTCTTTCTTCAGCCAAGGCGACCTTTTCCTTGTACTCAACGATAGCTGCAAGGAACTCTTTGTTATTTACATAGTGTTCCGATCTTTTTCTTGTCCGTGGCATGGAATGCATTGATTATGTTGTTCATTCATAACATTATTATACACTATTTTCAAACGCTTGACAATACCCTTAAAAAGTATTACAATAACTCTGTAGGAGTTCAAGGGAAAGGATTAGCTATTCTTAAAGATATTCTCTAGGCTCTTACGAGCATCTTTAACATTAGATATGTATCCCATCTCTTTTGTCATCTTTGGTTTTGGTTTTAATTTAGGAACCTCAGTTTCATAATATGCTTTTATAAAATTATTATAAGCAGAGACAACTTCTTTATCAGTTATCTCACATGTAGTGATAACGTTACTCATCTCCACTATATATGTCTTTTCACGACCTGTCTTAATCCAAGGTTCAATCTTCAGAATACTAAGGCCAGGTTTCCGAGAGAAAGCGGAGTGTCCGATCATTGCTGGACGATCTAAAGATATTGCATCAAATTCTGGTGAGGGTTCTATCTTGGCAATAACTTCTTCTCCTGTATTAAGTTTAACGACTGCTAAAAATTTATTTGACATTTTTTTAAAGGTATCGTGAGCATCTCATAGTTAAAGTTTTCTTCATTATAAATTTTCACCCTTTCCATCATATGATTTAAAGTATAGTTTTTTGAAGATCCATAAGTTATATCGTCTGCAATATCAAAGAGAGTTGCTTTAATTTTATTATCACCTTTTCTTAAAACTCTACCTATACTTTGTAGATTTCTGATCTTCGATTTATTCGGTGATGCGAATATGACATTATGTAGGTTGCGAATATTAATACCAGTTGAGAAAG